CGAGGAAGATCGGGGTAGAAAGCCTATGGCTTCTCCACCCCAAGAACCCACAGATGAAGAGCTTGAAACTTATACGAAGAAGCAGCAAAGCCAAAAAATCCGTGAGTTTGCCAAAGGCTATCATGAAGAACGCAGAGCTAAAGAAACAGCTATGCGTGAACGGGAGCATGCACTTGCGTTAGCAAAGGCAGTCTATGAAGAGAACGAAAAGCTAAAGGGCACTGTAAACGTTAGTCAATCTGCGTTGATTGATCAAGCGAAGAAAGTAGTTGGCAAAGAGATCGAAGAAGCTGAACGGGCTTATAAACAAGCCTATGAGGCCGGAGACTCTGATGCGTTGCTAAAAGCTCAAAAAGAATTAACTTTGGCGGCCATGAAAGCTGAAAAAGTTAACAATTTTAAGCCTGCCCCTTTACAACCTGCTCAAAAAGTAGTACAACCTAGTTACCCGCAGGAATCTCCTGAACCTGATCCCAAAGCTGTGCGTTGGCAACGATCCAATACATGGTATGGGCAGGACACAGAAATGACAAGTTTGGCCTTAGCGGTGCATACCAATCTTGTTAATTCGGGCGTTGACCCGCAAAGTGACGAATATTATCAACGACTAGATAACCGAATTCGTCAAGTTTTCCCGGACAAGTTTGATTCCGGCGAAACCGCTGATACGAAGCAGCGCACTAAATCAAATGTTGTTGCCTCTGCCACTAGAAGTGTTGCCCCTAAAAAGATAACGCTTGCGGAGTCAGAAGTAAACATCGCAAAACGGCTTGGTATTCCTTTGGAACGCTACGCCCGTGAAGTAGCAAAACTCAGGAGAACATAATGGCTGAAACTCAAAACCGTGAACCCCGTGCATCACAAAATCGTGAAACTTTCCAAAGACCTCAATCGTGGAGGCCTCCGGAGATTCTCCCAATGCCTGATCCTAGACCAGGATGGGTGCACAGATACATTCGTATCAGCATGGTTGGTCAAGCAGACCCGGCCAATATTTCTTCCAAACTTAGGGAAGGATGGGAACCCGTCAAGGCGGCAGAATATCCTGAACTAATGGTTCATGCGACTCAAAGCGGTCAATTTATTGGCAACATTGAAGTTGGTGGACTGTTGTTATGCAGAATTCCAGAAGAGTTTATGAAACAGCGGGATGCTTATTACAACTCGCAAAACAAAGCGCAGATGGAATCCGTAGACAACACGTTCATGCGTCAGAGTGATCCTCGCATGCCTCTCTTCAAGGAGAGATCAAGTAAGGTCACTTTCGGTTCTGGTTCAATTTAAACAGGAGTCCTTAAATGGCTTATCCATCAGTCCCCGCCCCATACGGGCTTAAGCCTGTTAACTTGATCGGTGGTCGTGTATATTCTGGTTCTACCAGGATGTTCCCTATCGTGAATGGTTACAGCACATCGTTGTTTAACGGTGACGTTGTTGACCTCGGTACTGGTAATAATATCGGTAACTTGGTTACTACTGGACTTACATACAGCAGCACATCAGCTTCCAATGGAACTATTGGCGTGTTTGTTGGTTGTGAGTACTCAACCACTGGCGGCCCAATTTACGGTAAAAACCGTTTCCAATATTGGCAAGCCAGCACAACAGCTACCGATGCAATCGGTTACGTTGTAGATGATCCTCAAGCAGTGTTTAAAGCAGCCGTTGTAAATGGTGGCTCTGCACAAAGCTCTACAGTTCTCTATGCATGTAACGCATTTATCGGCGCTAATGGTTTCTATTCTGGTGCAGGCGGATCAACTACAACTGGCGACTCTGCTGGTGGTATTGCTCTTTCAGCTTCAGCTACAACCACTTCTGCTGTTACTCCCGCTACAGGCGGCGCTCCTTTCCGTATCGTTGGCATTGTGCCTGATACAGCAGTGAGCGTGGTTCAAAGTGCTACTACTAGCTCAACGACAATCACATTGTCTGCGTCTAACAGCAGCATTTACCCCGGCATGGCAGTTTCTGGCCCCGGCATTACAGCAGGTAACAATACCTATGTAACGACCGTGAACGGAACAACAGTGACGATTAACAGAGCCGTTGGCACTGCACAATCCACTGCTGCTAACTTTACTTTCACTGGCTATCCTGAAGTGTTGGTGACTTGGAACTTTGGTTTCCACAGTTACTTCAATGCTACTGGCGTTTAATTAAGGAGCTAAATCATGGCTATTTCACGTGCACAACTATTGAAAGAGTTGCTCCCTGGTTTAAACGCATTGTTTGGCTTGGAGTACGCTCGTTACGGCGAAGAACATAAAGAAATTTATGAGACTGAAACCTCTGAGCGTTCCTTTGAAGAGGAAACTAAACTGTCCGGCTTCTCTGCCGCACCTGTCAAAAATGAGGGCCAAGCCATCGCTTATGACAATGCTCAAGAGGCATGGACAACCCGTTATAACCACGAAACCATTGCCCTTGGTTTCTCAATTACTGAAGAAGCAATTGAAGATAACTTGTATGACAGCCTAGCCGCTCGTTATACAAAGGGTTTGGCTCGTGCTATGGCCTACACCAAGCAAGTTAAAGCTGCTGCCATTTTGAACAATGGTTTCAACTCTGCTTACCTCGGTGGTGACGGTGTTGCGTTGTTCTCTACTGCTCACCCCTTGGTGAACGGTGGTACGAACGCCAATACGCCCACTACTCAAGCTGACTTGAATGAAACCTCTCTCGAGAGCGCAGTTATTCAAATCGCAGCTTGGACAGATGAGCGTGGTCTTTTGATCGCTGCTAAACCCAAGAAGTTGATTGTTCCTCCTTCATTGCAGTTCGTTGCAACTCGTTTGCTCGAAACTAAACTGCGTGTTGGTACAAACAACAATGATATTAACGCTATTGAGAACAATGGTTCTATCCCTGAAGGATACACACAGAACCACTTCTTGACTGACGTTAATGCATGGTTCTTGACCACAGACGTACCTAACGGTATGAAGCACTTCGAGCGTACACCTCTCCAAAATTCAATGGACGGGGACTTCGACACAGGTAATGTTCGCTATAAAGCACGTGAGCGTTATTCTTTCGGATGGTCTGATCCCCTCGGAATGTGGGGCTCTTCAGGTTCATTCTGATAAAAAAAGGGGGCTAAAAACCCCCTTTTTTGTTGACCATGTTTAAACTACATGGTATAAACAGATATCTAGGTTTTTTTCTCTTGTTGACAGCCCGCCTAGGGGTCACGATGCAACGATTAACAAGAGGCTTTTGCATAAGGAATTATCATGGCACGTGCAACTTTTGAAGGCCCACTCCTATCGGGCGATAATAGATTTGGCCCACTACGCAATGTAGGCTATTCTCAATTGGTTCAGAATTGTGATATTGATGTATCAAACACAACTTCTGGCACATCAACTTTTGGTGGAAGTTCAGGAAATTTTGTTAACTCAAATACAATTCCTAACCAAATTTCCCCTGTATATACACCTTCATCGACTGTATATCCTTCTGTTCTACAGACACTCCCCGCAGATTCAGCAACCAACGTTTATCGTGGCTGCGTGTTTTATTTGCCTACAGGCGCAGATTTGGATGATGTTTTCATCGACATGGCCACTGTATTTGCCGTAACAGGTGGTACAGCAGCTTTGACTTCTGTTCAGTTCTTGGTTTCCAATAACTACACAGCCGCCGCAGGCACAGCCAACTACTTTACTACAGGCGTTATCGCTTCTGGTTCACAAGCAGTTGGTCGTCAAACATTGAGTGCTTTCACCAATACTCAAATTCTCAATCAATCAGCAACATCTACTGACATTCTTCAGGCAAATGGTCAACCCAATTTGTCTCAAGTTGTGGTCACAATTGCGTTGGTTGGTACAGCACTTGGTACTCGTACAGGTTTGACAGGTCAGATCAATGTAACCTTGCGTTATACACAACCTGACAACAACATCGGTACAACCACAACTTACCCCTACGGTAACTTCGATTAATCATTAGGGGCTTCGGCCCCTATTTCTAAAGGAGATTAATCATGACAATGCAATATGATGTCAAGGCGGCGCATACCAATACATCTGCAATTCTTGTTTCTGGTCGTACTCGTTTAAAGCAAGTTGTGTTTACCAGCGATGGAACTGCTGGAACTTTGATTTTGTATGATAACGCCACAACAGGTAGCGGAAATATTCTTTGGCAATATGACGTTCCAGCTTTGGCAACACCGTATGTTGTTAACATTCCCGGCGAAGGCATTCTTGCTTCCAATGGAATTTACGCTTCATTAACCCACGTTGCAGCGGTAACGATTTGTTATGGCTAAGTCACCAGCATGGCAACGCAAAGAAGGGAAGAATCCGAACGGAGGTTTAAACGCCAAAGGTCGGGCATCCGCAAAGAAGGAGGGGATGAATTTAAAGCCTCCCCAACCCGAGGGCGGATCAAGGAAGAAGTCCTTTTGTGCAAGGATGTCAGGAATGAAAGCCAAGCTGACTTCAGAGAAGACAGCCAAAGATCCAAACAGTCGGATTAACAAGAGCCTTCGGGCATGGAAGTGCTGATATGCCAAGTACAAGCGCAAAACAACACAATTTCATGGAGGCGGTGGCACACAACCCAAC